ATTTTATTCCATATTAATTCCATTTTTTTCTAGAATTTTTTCCATTTTTTCTTTAATTTTTCCAGGAAAAATCTTGGAAATTTCCGAATCAAAAGGCAATCGTTCCTTTAGCGCCGTGAGCGCCTGGTATCGTATTAGCCGACCAATTTCCTCATTCGTAAGCGGACTACAAAGTACGTGAGTAACCTTGATTTTAAACCAGTCCATTTAGTTGGGGCTCAATCCAATTGCGATATGCCGATCGACGCCGGTGAATATACACCGCGCCGTTATTACCAATATTAAAATATTCTCCATTTTTGCCGCATCCTCATTCGGTTTATTTAATTCATGAATTATTGAATTATTGAATTCTATTCCATCAGGCTCATGAAGTCCACCTCTACCGGTGTCTCGATTAATTTACGACCATGGGCGCAGTGGATCAGGTATTTGCATCGGGACTTAAACGGGCCATCCTCACAGACCTCTAAATTGGGTCGTAGGTCGGAGTCTTCATGTATCGCTTGTACCAGTGACTCAACCCAGTTAAGCGCCTCCATATTGGGCTTTATGATGTAGATCTTTATGATGGGCTTGGCCCCCATCGGGAGTGACTTTAGATTTTCGACGACGATGTACGTGAACGGTAGTAGCTCTCCGGAGTTCATATAGTGTAGATACTGATAAACGGCGGACTGGAGAAACTGGGACTTCCTTGTCTTGTCCATCCATACCCTGGTTATCGAGCCCGTGAATTTTAGATCCGCGATTGATTTATACCGTTTCCCATAAATTCTTAGGTACCCAATAAAATCTGCTTCTCCCTGAAGAATGTATTCCTCTGATTCCCACACCATTGTCACGTAGGAATCTAGCCCGACACCAATGTCCGCTAAGTCAAATAACTGGCGGACCATGTCAGCCGATCGCGTATAGCTATCGATCGTTTTTTTTGTTTTCCTTCCAAAGAGGGCCTTTTTTTCTTCCTCATCCTTAGCGCCTAAGACAATAGCCTCGAATAAGCGCCCCTCCTCCATAGCATCCGATGTGGGCATGTCGTGGTGGCGGCTCAAGTGGAACCGATGGGGGCATTCGAAATAATTGGCTATGTTACTCTGGCGATAGGTCGGCTTTTTCAAGTATGTCCCCTAGGCTATCCATTGGACCGAATACCCGCGCCGTCGGCTTTGGCTTTGGTTTCAAGCTCTCCCACCGGCATTTTGAATGAAAATGAAGCTCGGCATAGTCGTCGTCGCTAATATTTGGCTTTATTTTTATGAAAAAGTCCGGGGCCTTTGTGGTAAATTCTTCGAAGGTGTACCCGTCGATTACCTTTTTAAGAACTTCGAAATCAAAATTGTCCACGACGGGCTTTATTTTATCGCTAACTATGTCCATAGATTCAGTTACTTCCGTCAATTTTTCAGTAAAAAAGTCGGTCTCTTTTTGAACTACCCGCGAAGACGCTTCAATTACACCCATTTCAGCTTCATCGACTAGTCCGTTAAATTCGTCCGGGAAGCCTTCTCTTAATGCCGAGACAATTGCCACCTTCCGACACATTAAGCCCGGCATTGTGACCCAATTTGATTGTTTCTTGTCGAATTCCGACCGACTTATCTCGGATCGGGTTGGCTTGCGGCCATTTCTATAAACAAGCGCCCAGCCGCCTATCAGTTTTTGGCCTTCGAGAAGTATGCTCCCCTGGCGATAAAGGATATCCCCCTTATCCTCGACCACTATCCCAGCTTCAAAACCTTCGTATGAAGGATGCTCACCGGCGCGGCGCAAAAAATATTCTTTGGATGTCACTATTTGAGCCGGTTTTGTCGCATCGTATTTTACGAGATACGCCTCTTTTATGAACGGGTTTATATTCCTCGCTTTGCATAGCTCAAGGAATAAGGCGATTTCTCCGTCAGAGGCCTTTTCGCATAGAAGTTTTTTGACGGTTTCCTTATCCAGTTTAAGTCGGTCGTGTACTTCAAGATCAGTCATATTGGTCCCTTTTTTTATTGGCGTCGCCTGAAGTTTGATACCAAATCATCGGCGCAAGTCTTACACATAGATTGGCCAGTGTGGGCGTCGATATTTACCAATCGCCCACACTCGGTGCATTCAAAATATGTGGTGGTCGTGCCTCCTAGCATTCATTGAGTATAGCCTCGCATTTACCACATGGGAATGGGTATATTGTTAACTTATTACCAATCATTGACGAAAAGTTAACCTCCTCCCCACATGAGAAGCATTTCAATTGAATGTGTGAGAGATAGTGGCATAAATTAAATGCCGTCTTCTTGCTCAATGCCCGCCAAACGGAATGTACCGCCATAAAGAATACGGCGTCATTTAAATCCTTGGCGTACTTCGTAGCCGCCGCACGTATAAATTCGGCGCATTCCTTCGGTTCGGCGCTCAGTTTCTTGACAAGCCAATCCCTATAAATCATCGGACTGACAAAATCGTAATATTGGGGGTTCCTACCATTTCGCCTACCACTGAGATGCGCCTATGATGGAATGAACCATTTTTTGAGCTTCACTTGTCAGCTTTGGGCGTGGGTTATCGCCGTAAATCATATTGGCGGCTTGGTCGAATGCGTCATCGATCGGATTGGATTGCAACAAAAACGTGACAATCCATGGGTTTTCTATCATAATGTCGTTACCTCATTTGTTTTAAGCCTCGGGTTTGCCCCCGGGGCTTTTTTTTTGTTTAAATCTATGAAACTTTAACCGCCTTTCTTTTTGTTGTCTGTCTTGGGGTGGTCGCCAATTCCCTAAAATGGCCTATGTCTCTGCTTCTTTCTATGACCACACCAACAACACCGGGAAGGCCCTCCCCGCCCGGCGTTGTTGCTACGTTCTTTCTAATTCGTCTCAGTAACCTTTGTGTGTAATCAAATGAAATCCCCATTTCTTCAGATATCTGCTTTAAAGAATGCCCCGCTTCTCTCAGTTCATGAAGCTTTTGCATAAATTCTTTGGACTTTGATAGATTTTTTTTGCTCTTTACTGCACCGAAATGATGATTATATTTGGTTAAATGGTGTTGAAGTCCGCCGCAAGTCAGCCCTTTTGATTTTGAAAAGTCAGCTCGCGTAATTGTACCCCTCACGGACAGCCACTCTTCGATCAAAATAATTGTATGGCGCATATTTATTTCTTGCAGTTTTTTTAATGCCCCCACGATATTCTTGCGTGTTAAATCAAATGAGATCCCCTTGGATTTCGAGAATTCACGTAGATCTAGTTGACCGTCGTCAAATTCTTTTTGGAGTGATGCCCAATCATGTCGTCTTGGGTTATTTTTTATATGAGAAACGGCGGTTTGATAAATTAAGTTATATTGTTCGCAGTATTCCTTTATTTGTAGCCGTGGGTTATCGATCAGTTGTTTTTGGAAATTTGATCGGTGCATATCCCAATCGACAAGCGCATATTCCCCGCGAATTTTAATCAAATTTGACTCTACTGGCTCCCAGTCGAAGTTATAATTGTCGGAAGCCCCGGAAGCCCCGGAAGCCCCGGAAGCCCCGGAAGCCCCGGAAGCCCCGGAAGCCCCTGCGGTTATGACTGCGTCCATTCGAGCATAAAAGCTGTCTTGATGTCCGGTAATGTATCCGATTGCTGAATCGATAAGATCGTCTGATGGGCAGAATATATATCCGAAATCCGACTTTGTATGTTCGTTTCTCCGGTTTGCTCGGCTCATGGCCTGCATTAGCCATGGAGCACTGCGGATATGAGTGAGGCATAAAACGTGCGTTATTCGAGGGATATCCAGCCCCTCGTATGCCATGCCGACGGTTATCAAGACGTGGTCATCATTGCGCTTGAATTGATTGATTACCGAATGAGCGTTTGAGTTGTCAGTCGTTGCGATTGCAACCCTTAAAATGTATTTTTGGCTAATTTCATCGAAATATTCGTTGGCTATTTTTATGTTGGGCGCAATTACCAAGATTTTGCCCCCACGCTTTTTTGTTTTAATGGCCCAGTGATCCACGCATTCCCCTATAATTCTCTTTGAGAAACCGGTTGATAGGGCGGTTTTTAATGCTCGTGAGTCATTTTCAGATATCTTTGACCGTGTCGATTTTCCTGATTTGTCCATCCAAACGGATTCACCGTCGTACTTGTGAAATTTAAGCGGGCGTATGGCCCTTTCCTCTAATGCATCGTCGATTGAGTAGCGGATATATTTCATATTCGAGACATCTAAATGATTCCCGTGAAGCGTTTTTTTGTATTCCATACCTAGAATTGGCTCATAGTCGCCGCGTTCAATGGTTCCAGTCATAAATATTTGGAATTTAGCACCGTCTATCAACTTCTTGATCTTTTCGCCCCATGCGCCGCCTGCGGACAAATGGTGGAATTCGTCCATAACGATGGCATATCTATTGCTACGAATTTCGTCGAAAATTTCTTCTAACTCAGATTCTGATAATTGGTAACAGGCGCAAATGATTCTGGAGTGGTTTTCTGTGAAATTTTCCATCCCTTGCGATCGCAAAATTTTTCTTGGTACGAACCAAACAACGTATTGGATATTTGTGTCGCTTAGCTTGTCCCACAATATTTTGGGGATCAAGCTTTTCCCGCCGCCTGGAGTCACATGAAGAAGGCATTTTGTGGTTGTGTTTTTTCCAGCGAGTATTTCATCGCACCAGTCGGAAAACTCTTGTTGGTGTCGTCGGAGCTTCATTTTGTCGCTTTCCATGTCGGCATGTTCCTTGCGATCCAGCGTGATAGTGTTTCACGGGCAATCCCTAGCTTTTTTGCGGTGTCCGTCAGCGTCGCGCCTTGGGATGCCATCGTGATAATCGTCGTTATTCGTTCGGCGTTTTTCAAACCATTCATGAGCGTAGTATAGTCACGTTTCGTGACATTTTCAAGATGTCATTTTCACCATTTCGTTGGCGTCAACAATATGGTTTCGATAGGCTTATTTTTTAATCTCTTTGGCGATGATATATTCATCACCATGACCATATTGGATAATGATTCTTTTTCGTTGTTTGCCGATCAGCGTTATTGCCCGGTATTGCTCAAGTGCTGACGCGTAGTCTAGGAATTCCATTTTTACGGAATTCAGCCATGCGTGGGATGTCAACTCAACGCGGAACCGTATATTTCTATCGGTCAACGCATAAAAGACAAGTGAATTTCCTAAAATGTCGATTAACGGAATTGTTCAACCATTTCATTACGTTTAATTTTCTGAGATAATACCATAGCCGGTCCGAAAAACTCCCCCTTGTTGCCCGGACTGGCCCCATAAGGGCGTGTTGGTGAGTGGTCAAAGCCGCCAGACTGTAAATCTGTCGCGTTCGCGCTTCGATAGTTCGAATCTATCCGCGCCCACCAAGTTTTTGTCGTATTTATATGAAACATTTAAAGATTAAAAATACAGAATTGTATGGATATAACCCAAATGGACGAGCCGAAAGAGAGGCGGAAGCCATCAAAAAAGCGCGTGCCTATCTATAGGAATTCATGACTCGTGATTATAAGGCCGGTTGCGCTTTGATTGACGCTATTAACTCGGTGGGGCAGGTCACCATAGAAAAACCACCCCCGCCAATTCTTGCTATTTGATATTTTCTTTTGATAAAATTTAGTTTTCCCGATGTGTCTCACTATATATCGGGAAAAACAACGGTTGCCGGAGTCCGGTAACGGCGCGATATTTGAGACGCGATATACTCAATAAGTGATGGCTCTGTAATTCCAATGGTAGAACCCGGTCGCACTTTATGGCCGGAATGTGTGAGGTTCGAATCCCACCAGAGTCATCACGCTGAACTTACCGGCCACGCCTCTGATTCAAGCGCATTTTGGGCCGGTTTTTTTGTGTGTAATATTACTCCAAGCTTGTCGTGGTGTAGATTTACATCAATCCCCGTCCCATACGCAGTCCGGTCGCATTTGAGCGATTGCGATAATTTGAAGCAATCCAGCCTTTGCGTTTCCCTCTGTCGGCTTCCAGTAATTGGGGTCTGTGTCATCCCCTAGTTCGTCAGCGCATTTTTTTAGGATTGGGATACTCTCGGCTCCGGTCATGCCATATATAGTGCGTATTCCATTTTCTCCCATGCAGGCGTAGTAATACATCCCGTAGTTGTACGTGATATTCAAATGGGCCTCGTAAGACCCCCCAACCTGGTACGTTCCACCCCGCATTTGGTGAGGCGCGTCTAGTAGAATGCGGGCCTTTGTGATTGGGTGTATTAGGTTGATATCGTAGATCATTTGCAATTAGTCCATTTTTTTTTCATCCCATTTTTTTTGAGCGGCGTTGGCGGCGTCTAATATCGTATTTTTGTAGGCCTCTGCCATTCCTTCGCGGTTGGCCTGTGATGAGGAAATTATATGGCCCAGAGAGAGACATAGCGCAAAAGAGACTTCGGCTATCGCTGTGCTAAAGTCCTCCCCCGAGTTTTTTAAATGGTCATGAATCACCTTTCGGATAGTATTCGCTAGCTCGGCTCTATCGTGTTGAGCCATTGCAGTGGCCCTTTTCCTTCTTTCAATTTGTAGATTGTTTCGGATTCCATGCCCATGTGGTCTAGGATCTTGGAGGTTATGTTTCGACGTCCTTGCAACACGTCGTTTAAAAATGAGTTTGATATCCCCATTTTTTCGGCTAGTTTTTTTTGAGAAATTGCTTTTGCGGCTTTTTCTAGCATGGCCATAACGGCGTCTTTTTTGAATGTGATTTGTGGCATATTAGCCGCCTCCCGGATATGGCGTTTCGATATCGTCATGCAGGTATTTTGTCATATCTTTGTGAATTATCTGCAACCAAGTTGCCCCGTCGTACTGCGCTGGAAAGTAAATCCTATTATCATCCTCTGCTATAAATCTCGGACATTTTGGTCCACCGAAACCGCGATCAAATTCAAAGTCTAAAACCTTGCTAGACGCTTTTATTTTTCGCCTAGACCTAGCCTCGCTCCATCCGGGGGTTTGGCCTAGCCCGACGTAATGATAAATAATTTCGCCTTTTTCGAAGTCGAAACCTTTTTTTGTCAGCCACTCTCTAATTGTTGCCATTAGCTGGCTCCAATCATTTTGTATTCTGTTATCGTAAACGGATTAAAGTCTGGAACCTTCAGCGCTTCGAGCGCCTCGATGTCTATTTTTATTTGGTCAAATACGTTTTTGCCGGACTTTATCGCGTTGACAAGAATCTTTACCGTGGCCCCCACGACGTCTATCACGCCGTCGGCATTGGCCCCACAATAATCACACATTCCTTTTGCTTCTGCCCGAATTACGCAAACCATGTGGAAGTAAATATACTCAATTTCTTCGGGGGTGAATAAATAAAAATTGGTTGCCATCCAGGCGGAATGAACGTTGATCGACTGGAACCCATGGAATAATTTGGTGAGGAATTTAAATTGGCCATCGTCATTTTTAAGTACCACCATGATTGGCGAATAGGTTCCTTTTTTAGGTGCGTTTTGGCGTTGCGTTTTTGGGTTTATCGTCTGGAATACGGACCGGAAACCCCGTTTTGGATTAAATTCGACTTTAAACGTGGCCCGGCATTTGAGCCGTCCATAGGGATAATCGTCAGTTGCGCCGGTTTCGGTTGTTTTGAGATAGGTTTTCATTAGTTTTTCCCTTGTAATTTTAATGAATAGCCAGCGATAAGGCCCTGAACATACGCAATGGTGTTTTTGGATGCGTTGTCTGCCTTTAATTTGCCCATAATGTGATCGAGATATTTTAAAACGTGTTTATCCGCGCATTCGATGGCCTTGTGTAGTGGGACTGTACGGGTAGACATTAGGGCGTCAAAAATTCTTGTGTGACGCTTCCAGGCGACCCGCTCGATTGCTTCGAGTCTTTCCGATATTGGGATCACTTGTATTTTCATAAACTCAACTCCGTTAACTCGTATTTTGTAACCCCCGCGGCCTCTTTTGATTCGTACTGAAAGGCCCATTTTTCCCCGAACATGTCCTCCATCACCCCCCTTGCGCTTGAATATGTACCGTAAATTTCCATGAACTTGTCGGATAGCCCCCGCTGGCTCCCCATAAACGTGAATATCCAGTATTGGGGTTTTTCTTGTGGCATTGTTTCATCGGTCATTCCGTCACCTCTATTTTAATGATTCTGTTAATTGGCAATATCTGCCCGCCTTTAAGCTCAACAAGTACCTGAAATTGGCAATCGGTTAACCAGTGAACCGACGCCGACCGGCCATAAATCATGCGTGCCCATTGGATGGCGGCCTTTTTTAAGTCGGTAGATTTAAAATATTCGGACCCTTCTATATCTGATAGTTTAAAATATTTGATACCCAACCCCGCTTCGCGTTCTAACTGTAATTTGTGGGCTGGCGGGATCATGCCCGTGATAATTTCACCGGTTTGGATTGGCTCGGCTGAGTAGCTAATTTTATCCAACATAAAAGTCCCCTATAGTATTGCCGTTTATGTCTCGGCAAACCCCCTCATTTAACCCCTCATCTACTTTTATTCGCGTCTCAGTCAAAACCATCTCAATAAATTCTTGGTAGTTTTGGGTTTCTTCTTCGGGTATCTCAAATTGCATTGTGAATATCATTTTTTAGTCCTTTTCTTGATTGTTTCTGCATAAACTTCGGTTTCTATGTACTGGGCTTCGGCTATAGCGTGTTCGGTTATCTTACATTCAATGGAACTTGGTCGTGGTTTCCATTTTTTTGCGGCGCGGAGTGCTGTCAAAATGGCCGTTTGTTTATCTGGGAACGATTGCAACAAAAGCCAAGTTGACCCGTTAGTTGGCGTCAACTTTGCCGTGTACCACTTCATTTTATTTCCCACGTTCCTACGCCGTTGCCGTTTGAGTCGATTATTCCCATGTTGTGAACCCCCCACCCTGAATTATCCCCACAAAAAGCCTTGGCTTGGCCTGATATTTTGGCCAACATTTCATCTAATTCAAATCGATTATCCTCAAATGCAGAATTCCCCAATTCAATATTTATAGTTAGTTTCATTTTTGTTCCTCATATTGGTCTAAAGTTTTTCTAATTGCCGTGGCCCTAGCCTTAAAATCACGCCTAACCGATATTTTGTAGTCGGTACACTCTGACGCTTCCTCATACCAATCAAGCAAGTCAACTGCCGTGTCATAATCGATAGAGAATGTCCCATCCACGTTGGCCTCAAATGTCATTTTCATTATTTAAGCCCCTTAAACTCGTTTACTAGGATCACATATCCGGCCTTGGTTTCTGCGTAGGTGTCGAAGGTGAAGCCTAGGCGGGCAAGCTCACGCGCCGCCATCTCTGATAGGTCCGTGGTCGTATAGTCGACACCGAAAGTCAGAGACTGATTAAATCGGCGGGACGTGACCTTTAATCGTGAGCCGCATGAGTACGTTGGGCCTAGATATTTAACTTCGATTGCGTGTTTGTGTTGCATATTAATTGCCCCTTTGTGTTCGAGCTTCAAATTCTTTAGCCAAAAATAGACATCCAGAAACGACTATCCAAACGACTGGAACCAACACTATCCCGAACTGACAGGCGGTCGAAAATGGTGCCCCTAAACTTGAAAGAATCACGACCCCGAACATAAATATCCCGGCCATTCCAAACAAAAGATCATTCACACTATTCATTTTCTCAAAACCTCATTTGATTAAATTTTCCTACCCCATTAATATACCCCAATCTGACGTATTATACACATGGTATTATTTCAATGCATTGACGGGAACACGTCAATTAAATATAGTCTCGAATATGAAACCTAAAATTAAATGGAACCGGGATCAGATAATCGCCTGGCTCAATCTCGGTTGGCTACAGGTGGATATCGCCAATCATATGGGCGTACCTGTATCCGCGTTAAACTCGTACCTTAGAAGGGCACGTATCCAACGTGTATACGTCTATGTTCCTAAATGATTGAAATTAAGAAATGGGCTATTGAGGAATGTTTAATCCTATGGAATTTAATATTTTAAAAACCACCACCAGGGCACAGTTACGTAGTCTGAATACAGTAGACGCGGGCGCGTAGACGCGGGATAATGATCATTATGAACGATATTGATACCCAGTCGCATGTTTTAACCACCGGTTTTAACCAACCGAAGGTTTGCTTTGATCCTGATCAGGGTATTTGTTTTGTGAGGCCTTACAGGCTCGTTAATGGGCTTGCTGAGGCGATTAAACAGGGGGTTATTGTTTCGAGTGTGGATTGAGGACGATCGGGGCCCCATTTTGGTTTATTGGTTTGGGATGAATTTGTGAGTAGTATCGGGTTTTGGGATTAGAGAAAAATGAGCCCTCTCAAACGCAACAACATTGCAATAAGGGGGGTAGGGGGTTTTTTACACCGCCAGCCACGCCCGAATCTGCCCCCAATACGACACGTCAACTATTGCCAAAATAAGCATCGAATACGCTCGATATAGGGGCGTTTTCACATAATAGTTATTATGCGACATAGAATTTAGGCACGTTTGACTTTGGTTTAATTAAAAGTTAACGTTTGGCCATGAGCGAATTACTGCCAGTGGACGATCAGGATTTAAAAACCTCGGCGGCGCGGATGATCCGCAAACTGATCCCATTCGAGGAAGTCGTTGAGACCATCTCAGAAGCCCTCAAGGCTGAAAAGAATATCCACTCCAGAGAACACGGGATCGTCATAGTGCCAGACTGGGAAGCCCGGATAAAAGCGGCCAACCTACGTGTGCAGTTAGGCGGGGAACTAGACGAGGAATTCATCCCAGGCGACGCAAAGAAAACCTTGCGGGTGTTACTGTCCAAAGACCCCGACAAGGCGCTTAAAGCGCTTGTATCAGCAAAGGCCCCCAAGGAATGACGCTAGCAAAATTCAACGGGTCATTGGCCGTAGATATCCCGTCAGCGGGCAAGCCATTGATCCTAGGGGACATCGTAATTGAGGCCCTATTATCAACCGCCAATACTGAATTGTATCGGTCCTATGACTTGCGAAGAATTGCCCAGAGGCTGATAGTGTCGGGCTCCCTGGCATCCCTAGACGCTTCAGAAGGCAACGCAATAGTCCGGGCCTTATGCTTATCCACGATTGACCGAATCAGTTACGACTATAACAACACGGTATCGCTAGTCGCCGACTTCTTTGGGATTCCCCGCTCATGATCACAACCCTACTACTCGCAGTCCTACTACTCGCAGTCAACGCCCTATACGTCTGCGGTGTCGTAATGTTCATTATGCGGATAACTCACTTCTCGCGAAACAACGCAGACCCTATCGCCGCAATACGTCTCACAAAGCCCAAGACACCGTCTCAGCCCACCAACCCATTCCAGGCGGTAGACCAAGAAAACGATTGGTTATCTAGGGGTTAAATACGCTTACCGAACACCAGGAACCTGAAGTCTCTGACGTCGAATTAAACCCAAAGTTAACCATGTTTTGGGAAGCAATCTTTAATGACGATGGCACAGTAAATCTCGACAGCCCCTATGACGAATTCTCAATATGGGGAGGGTACGGTTCCGGCAAGACCATGACCGTACTATTAGCCATATTCCAAATCTGCGAACAGTACAAAGGCGTCAAGATCACCGTAATCAGGGAAACATACACTCAGCTAGACGACACGATCATATCCGACTTTAACGAGCTATTTGGGGGCAATGGCTACGTCCACAAGATCCAGCCCAAAGAAATGCACTTCCCAAACGGCTCACTTATACGCTTCAGGGCCTTTGACCAGCCTGAGAAGATCCTAGGAGGCAACATAGACGTCATCGTGATATCCCAAGCGGAGCAGATACCAGAGGCCCTATTCAAAGAAATTTTCGGAAGACAGCGTGGTAAATCAACGTTAAAGAAGAAAATTTTAATAACGGAAGGTAACCCTGCCCAGTGTTGGGCAAAGACGCGCTATATCGACAATCCGCTACCTTCCAATATCTTCTATATCCAGGTCTCAACGCTTGATAACAGGGCATTCTTAGACAAGTACAACCCGCAGTTTATCCCTAACCTGATAGCCAACTACAGTGAGTCTCAGCTCGCTTCAAAGATGTTCGGGGAATGGGGTTCTCATGAACTTATGGTCTTTTCGACGTTTAAAGACTCTGAGCATGTGGTGGACGCATTCGTGCCTGAGATGGGCATGAGAGACGCTATTGGTGGGGATTACGGATTCAGAAACCCAGCGGCATTTGTGTGGGGGTTGAAAGATTTTGACGGCAACGTCATTATTTATGATGAATGGTACGAAAAAGAACAATCAGTTCAACAGATAGCGACCGCAAGCAAGCGTCACGGCAAAAAGCTCGTGGTATACGACTTCTCGACGAAGCGACCGGACCGTGATGGGAAATCCGTCTGGCAAGACCTAGAAGCTGAGGGAGTGCCGCTACTCGAATCAAACAAGGACGAAACTCGAAACATCGCTCACGTTAATTGGTTATTTAAGACTGGGAGGCTGTTTATCACGCGGAACTGCGTCGAATTGATTCGGGAGATACGGAACTACCACTGGAAGAAAATGAGGCTGGGGGACGAGAAGAACCTCGATGAGAAGCCACAAGACAAGGACAATCACGCGATAGACGCCATGCTCTACCTGATTTGTTTTTTAGAGGACCTGACAAGCAGTGATCCGAAGCTAGACACATCAGGTAAGCGATTAGAGAAAATGTTGGTCATGCCGAATAAGCAAGAATGGGAGAATCAAGGATGAGTTTTAGCCCTCAAGACGAGATCAGAATTAAGACGATGGTACGGGCTTCGGTAGAGTCCCTGCTAGGGGAATTGAAGTCAGAGAAGGAATCGGCTGAGAAGAAAATTAATGACTTCCAGGCTACGTTTTTAGAGAACATCAAGGAACATGTGGAGTCGATTGGTGGCATTGCTGCCGCCAAGATTATGAGGGCTGAGTTTGGGGAGCTTGTGACCAACATTGAAAGAAAGGTGGAAACCAGTAAAGAATTATTTGAGCAAATAAACAAAAAGACGTCTCCGGTTACGATACTCAATGAGTTGACACGGGTACACCAGCGTATGGTCCAGATTGAGAATCGCATTTCCAAGATGGCGAGTGACTTTGATTTTCATTTTACGTCGAAGTTTATTGACCACATCACTGACGAGGAGCTTATGCAGCTTTATATCCAGAGTGGGCTTTTGCTTAAACACATTCAGGAAGAGTTTAAGGTGGAGGCGACAACCGCTCACAGTTACGCCCATGGCCGGATTAAGGACATTCACATTCGGGATAAGCTGAAGAAGTTTTATGTCACGGCGATCAGGTCAAGGGTAGCAATCTAATGGCACCTCATCAGCATTTGGTATTTTTTAAATGCCCCAGTTGTGGGGCGACTACCGAGGAACTTTTTACCGCTGGCGGGGATTATAAGCTTGTCTGCTATAACTGCCCGACACTCATGGAATGGTATCGACTTCGGGTGTACCGGGAAAATGTTACGGCGTCTGGACGATCATTTAATTTTATTCCGCCCATGCACGAATATTTTGAGCCGGGATTACCTGGTGGCGGGAAGGTGGTACATTCTCGAAAGGAACTTGAAAACTACGCCCGTGAGAATGGGAAAATCTGGGCGTCTGAAAAAGAGATTTCACAGGAGGCGGATCATCATAGGGCTCGACTTGAAAAAGAGAGTGACGAGCGCCTCCGTATTAATGTCCGCAATTCAGTAGGTGCATATCTTGCACATACTGGTCAGGGTCGTTGGTGAAAAAAACAGAAATGACAATGGGGGCTTGCGATCACTTAAATAGCCCCAATGTTAGGTATGCCAACCGGTCAATCGGATCAGCCAGATTCAAAGAATCAACAAAAGACCGATGATAAGGCCCTCGTTGAGCATTGCCGTAAACTTTACTCGATTGCTACTGAGAAGCAACCCAAGGACCGATTAAAAACCTGCGCCCAGTATTATCTTGGGAGGTACAAAAACGGGGATAGCCAGGGCAATGGCGTCCAGGGTTCCGCCAGCACAAAAGACTCGTACAACATTATCAATCCGATTGTTGAGACCAAAACAAGCCTCACTCTTGATTCAGAGATAACCACATCCGTTAATGCCGTTATTGGGGCCATGGCGGATCTCAATGCCCTTACTCAGATCCAGGCGATTTCCGATGTCATGAACGATATTCTTGATCACATCAAACGGGTCAACAAGTTTGAGCAGTTTGGACGCGAGTCGATCCGCAGCGTTGAGATGTTTGGCATCATGATTGGGCGTGTCTCCTGGGACCAAGATCAGCTACAGGGGATTGGTGAGGTCAAGATTGATTTGATCGACCCTAAAAATTTTTTCCCTGATCCCGCCGCCCGGACGATCGCCGAGTGTAACTATGTCATTTTAAAGAACCGTTACAGCGCAATCACCCTAAAACGCCGCTACCCCGACCGTATCGAAGATATCGATAAACTCATGAAGACTCAGGCCGAAAAAAGCGGGTCCGACATGATGGATCAGTCCAATAACGTCGTGACCTACAAAAACGATGTCTCCGCCGCCCAAGTCTATATTTCGAATAATCCCAACCTAGTGAGTATGTCCGAAAGTGTCGAGGTTCTAGAATGTTACCTCCGGGATGATTCCACGTTTATTCCCGGCCAAGGGGATAGCGGGGCGGAAATCGCTGAAAAAGAACGAATCGGATTTCGCTACCCTTATGGTCGGGTCATCATATTCGCCGGGGACAACCTCATTTTTGAAGACAAGCCTATTGAGATCCCAACAGGAATACCGATTGTTACCGCAAACCTTTATCCAACCGATGACATCTGGGGACAAGGCGACGTTGAGAAGCTGATCCCGGTTCAAGACCGGATCAATCGCGCCTACCGCCGCATTCAGCTTCTTGTTGGTGGGTACATTTCAACGATTTTAATCGACGAATTAGCTGGCATTACCAGCGAAAACGAGTTCGTGAATAAACTAATCACTATTGTAGAGACTGGCGTTTTGCCAGCCCGGCAACCGATCATTTTGACCAACAACACACTCTCCGAGATCCGCAACCTCACCGATCTGGTCGCACAGTTGAAAGCTGAAGCGAAAGAAATTGGCCGTGTTAACGACATGATGATTTCCGGCCAGTCTAAGGAAAATGTCAGCAGCGCCAAGATGGTAGATAGCCTCAATGAAAGCCCTATGACGTCCATCCGCGAGATCCAGGCGGTCTACTATCAATATCTGGTCGATATCTCGAACTACGCGATCATGGTGGCTCAACAGTTTTACAACATCCCCCGAATTATCCGAATGACTAACGGGAAAGACTTCCTATCATTCACGCCGCCCCAAGACGGCCAAGAGGGGAATATCCAGCAACTCCAGCTTCAAAAGGGCGAAGGTCCCGACCAGACGCTAAAAGTCGTAAAAGAAATAAAGGGGGATCTTTCCCTTACCGAATTCGAGTGCGAAGTCAGTACCGGGCGAAATCTCCCCCGCTCTCGCGGCGCAATCGCCGCCCTTACCATGGACCTTTATAAGTCCGGCGTCTTCGGGCCACCAACGTCCATGCTTTCCCGCGAAATATTGCTCGAGAATCTCGATTTCCCCAATATTCGAGGGATTTTAGACCGTATGGAAAAAGACCAGGAGGAAATGGGTCAGCTTCCACCGCCTACGCCACCGATCGAAAAGATCACCATGGCATATACGGACCTTCCGGTACCGGCGCAAGCAGAACTTCTGCAAAAAAACAGCCTTTTGCCGCCGGAATTAGACCCATCCGCGCCGCCATTACCGGTTCCACCACCGCAATAAATAAACGTCACTGAAAAATGCCGAAATGAAATCTATTTACAAGTAGATTAGCTTACCCTGCATGTATACAGCAGGAAATAAGTTCAGGATCAACACGGATCAGTCCGATTTTGCGGAAATCGTCGGAGTTTACCCCGGCGGACAGGGAAAAAAATTCACTGAATACAAGATCAGTTTTGCTGGAGCACTTTTTGTGATCCAAGAGGAATTTTTGGATCGAATTTTTGTGGAGCTGAAGGCAATAGACCCAATCGCATCGGTATTCCAGAAAATAGTGGAGGCTCCCGATGAGTTGGAAGAATCCGAAGAGCCCAAAGTCTCTTCGCCAGTGGTTGAGGATGTTTCGCAGGAACCAGGAGGAGAAATTAAACGTGGACGACCAAGGAAAAATTAAAATCAATTTTGGACAAGATCCCGGAATGGGCGCAGCCCCAGATATGGGCGGCGAGTCCGAAGGTGGCGAAGCCGACTACCTAAAAGGCAAGCTTTCCGAGATTAAGGCCATGCTTTCGAGTGGGGACGTTAATGGCGCGATGAAGTCGATCGATGAGTGCCTTGGCGCACCACAAGATGATGCTGGGCCAATGGGCGCGGAGTCTATGCCGATAAATGCCCCGAAAGGCGCACCCTCCGCCAAGATCAAGGTCAATTTCAAGTAAAGGAACCTCATGGAAAACGAATTCGAACAAGAATCAGCTACGGAAGACATGGATATCGATCAATCGGTCGAGCCCAATGCCGCTATAGAAACGGAATCTCAAACCTATGATCAAGATCCTCGATTTGAAACGGAATGGAACCGCGATCCCCATGCAATGTATCGATCGTTCCTTAATGTCGAGAAAAGCCTCCCGACGCTTCAAAAGGAACATGGCGAGTACAAGCAAAAGGTTACTGATTACGAGTCTAAGCTGTCGACACTCGAAGGAGAAGTCGGAAGCCTTTCTCAAGTTAAGCAGTTGGTTGAGTTTTTTGAATCCAATCCGGCTTATCAGACTGCCCTCATGGAGAACCTGGAAAAGGTAGCCGCCGAGCAACGCCGAGTTAAATATGGGGATCTTCCGCCTGAAATGATATCGAAACTCGAAAGAGCTGATGCGGTAGATAAAAAATTTCAGGAAATGGAGCGGGCGCAAGAGTTGGAAAAGCAAACGAACGTCATTCACTCCGAATTGGCGGGGATTGATTCAATCTCCAAGAAGTATGGGGTCGAATATGACCAACGCGAGTTTTTGACCTACTGCAAAACCAACAATATCCCACCCCAACACATGGGGGCCATTTTCTCTAAATTTGCCATGGATGCCGTTGTAAAAAATGCACAACGACAGTCTTCGGTGAACACAGCAAAAACGATTCAAGGCAATAAAGCTCGGGCCATTGCGCCGTCCCAGTCCCGTCAACCCAATGCAAAGCCCGAATCGTATCGAGATCAAATCGCCCGAATGCTCACGAAGTAAGAAAGGAATAAAAAATGCCAGTCAACAATGATATTTTAGCGGTAACGCAAACTGAGTTGATGAAAGACATCCCCGACGCCCTAGCTCGGTCAAATGCGCTTTTAAACAAACTCGTTAAAAAACGGTCTAAGCCCTTTAATGGAGGTAACTTAACCTTCCAATTCCCGGTCAATATTCTTGATAACGCCGCCCAAGGGTGGATCGATGGATCGACCGACGTAATTTCAAACAACCCAAACCAAGAATTGGTATACGGGCAGTTGACCTATAAAAAGTTCGTATCTAGCGCGGTTTTGACGCTAAACGACATTGCGGCAACCGATAACAGTCCTAACGCAATCGCGGATTTGGCTGTAGTCAAGAAAAACGTTTCCCAGTCCACTATGGTCCGAACAATTTCAAGTGCCCTTTATGGCTCTGGAACTACTTCGAACATGGCGATCAACGGATTTGGCGATATTTTCGGAGCTTCAGGAACTGCGTACGCCGGTATCAATAACACCGATTATGCAACTTGGTATCCTCAAGTGGACAGCACCAATACGGTAGTTTCCTACGACGTTATTTCAGGCCTTCTCGCTTCACTTTATGAAGTCGTTAATCAGCAGCCCGCCGACAACGAATTGGTAAGTTCTTACGATATCGATTTGATGCTGTCCAAAGCGAACATTCAATCACGGTACAAAACCCAGTTGCAAGTTCAACAACGGTTCATGTCCGAGGAAATGGTCAAGTCTGGATTCAAAGGGATCGAAGTGGATGGGATTCCTTGGGTCATCGATTACTACTCACCGTCAAATTACCTCTACATCCTATCTTCTGCGTCCATGCACTTCGGATGCCGATTTGGATTCTGGTCTGGAAAAAAATCGCCACTCGATTCAGTTCAAACGATCCCGAATCAGCCAATTTCAGTCGCGACAACTTATCACGTTGGAAACCTGTATTGCGAAAACCGACGAGTAAACGCCGTCGCGACCGCTCTAACTTCTTAAGAAAGGACGAAGACAATGAGTTTTCCAATTTATAGTCCAAATTCAATTTATGAAAATGATTTAACGGTCCCTACATCGGCAAAAAACCCAGCGTATCCGTTGGGAATGGTTTACCATATGGTGGATTCCGATAATCCAAATGCGATCAAACGTTTCATGTATGTTAAATCGCATACAACCCTGACCCAATATCAGCCCTATACGGTTGTTGGCATCAATACGAGTGGTAGCGAGTTTGTCACGGCAGCTCCCGCAACTCTTGCATCAGGGGTGACGGTCTGTATCCCTCAAGTGGCCTTTACTTCTGGATACTATGGGTTCGTTCAAATTTTTGGTCAATGTATTTCAAAACTAGCCAACGAGACACACGTCGCTGGCGATTACCTCAAATTACTGAACGCCGGCACCACATTGATCGTTGATGGGACATCTAGTTCCACTGCTTTCAGCGCAAAGAGTGTGGCTATCCAGGTCGGCGCTTTGTCCGGTGCCGGAACCGCAAGCGTTATTTTATTCTCTGACTACCGTACCGCTTTAGTAAGTGCGAGTTAGGCCAAGTTAATGGCATTCTCATATACGAAGAAATATGACGTTTTCGGGAATAAAAAGCATGTGTTTGGGACTTATGCGAGTACCGCCGGTGATACCGGCGGGGCCATCACTACGGGGCTGACCATCGTTGATACGTTTTCAGTGAGCGTTGCTACGTCAACGCCTTCGACCGTCTCCGTGATCTCAGGTGGGACGGTAACCATTACCACCACCGCAAATCAAACAGGTACCTGGCAGGCAACTGGCGTATGAGCAACATTACGTCGCAGAATATTCGAAATCAGTCAGATACCTACGGGAAGCCAATTGGGTTAACGATTAATGCTGTCGGAAACACTGCGGCGTATAAGTTCTATTCGGGTTCGGTTGATACAGGCACTACACCGGTTGTGTTGGATGTATATACGGACCTTGGACGCGTTGGCAGCTCCGGGTATATCCAAAACTTTACATCGTCGGTCAAATTTACCGTCGCAATGTCTATCGATGGAACAACTTATGGCGATGAAATCAGCGTTAGAGATACCGCCATATTGAATTTGGATTCATGGATCGGATTTAAGAAAATCCGATTAACACGAGTCGGTGGTAACTCCGACTATGAAATTTTGGTGAAATAACATGCCTACACTCGCACCATTTGGAGGATCTTCAAGTTCGGGATCTCGGATTTCCGTCATTGCCGTCACGAGCGGATCGGGCTCCCATTATGTTCTTTTGACAACACAGACAGGGTCATTAATCACCAACGAAGGAGCTACGGCTGAGGTTTATGTTGACCTCCCTACTGCTTCTGCCGGACTTACCTATGGATTTGCGATCCAGGATGGCGACGGCATGAGGGCCATTGCAAGTGCAGGAGACACGATTCGTACCGGTGACCAAGTCACGTCGGTTGCCGGGTATATCACGTCATCATCTATTGGCTCAGTCCTATGGATGACAGCAATTAATGCTACTGAATGGATTTGTTATGCCGGTGCCGGAATTTGGACGCCTAACTAAAGGAATTTTATGAAAAAAATACTATCTGCATTATTTCTAATCTTGGCAACGCCATTGTTCGCTCAAATGTATTATGGACCATTTACCGCTAATGGCAGCAACCTTCCTCCTGGGGCAGTGACCGCAAGTTATACAAAAGGATTTTCAGCCGTTACGGGAAATCTTTCCGGGCAATTAACAGGTCAACGGATATCCATTACTAATGGGATAAATGCCGTCACGGGCAATTTTACAGGCGATGTCGTATTTGATACCAACACTCTTCAAGTAGATGCAACAAATCACCGCATCGGCGTTGGAACGCCGACCCCCTCAACAGTTTTTAATATCCGATCAGCATCACCTCAGGCGTATATCCAGGCCTCATCAGGGACGGCAGTTTTAACGGTAGATTCGGCATCAGGATCGGATGCTTGGCTTAAAATTCAAGAGAACGGAACCCCTCAGTGGTCGATTGGAGAGAGTTCCTTAAATGGAGGCCCTCTATTTTTCTCAACTGGTGGGACCTTAACTACTCCAAAAATGACGTTAACATCTACCCCACGCCTGGGGATTGGAACAACTACCCCGTATTCAACTCTTCAAATCGCGGGTACGGCCACGATAAATATCACAAAAGCAACCACTCATTTGGCAATTGGGGGGGGGGAAAGTGGAATAAACACATACAGATTGATTGGGTTCGGTTTTGTAGGAAGTGGTGCAACCGATGTTCAGCCAGCTAATATCGGCTATGTAGAGACATCTAATTCGGGTGGGACGAACGGCGCAATTGTATTTCTAACTAGGAGTGTAACTACGTCTACAGCAACACCTTCAGAAAGAATGAGGATTGACTCGTCTGGAAATGTTGGCATTGGCTTAACAAATGCTACGCATCTTCTTCAAGTCTCGACTGACGACGCAGCGAAGCCGGGAGTTGGTGGCTTATGGACCGTTATTTCAGATGAACGTGTAAAAACCAATATTCAAGACTTGGACGACGGCCTCGGAATTCTAAATAATCTTCGCGTTCGCGAGTTTGAATACAATAAAGAAGCTTGTGCATATTACAAGTTCCCCGTTGGTCAAAAACAATATGGGTTCATCGCTCAAGAATACGAAAAGGTGTTTCCAAACGATGTAAAGGTAACTTCTGGCGATACCAAGATTGGAAAACTTTGTGTTAAAAACCTAAAACAGATTAACACGGGTCAAACATCAGCCCTTGTAATCCGGGCAATCCAGCAGCTAGATGAGCGATTGACCGCCTTGGAAAAACGTCTTGAATAGTGGCAAAGCGAGTCAAGTTCGACGTTGATCAATTAGAGGTCTCCGAAAGTTCAGACATCCTAACGGATGAATCATTTTCGGCGATCTCCGATTTCTCTTTTTATTCAAAACAATCACTGATAATCCCACCGGGAAGCGTCTGGCGCTCGGTGGCGATGTATCAAGTGTTGTCCGGGGTTCTTCCACTAGGCGACGCAAAGGCCTCGACTGCAATGAGGCTAGACGCATCAGCACCCGTGTATCTTCGGGTTGATAGCGAATCTGACGAATTTTTGATGAACTCATCAGTAATCCTTACAGGTTCGTTTCCAGCACTTCAATTCAAAAGCTCAAGCGATGTCGATGTGGATGTCGATCTTTTGGTATGGGGCGACGGAATCGATGTAAGCGCCTCAAATCCATATTATTTGAGCGCGGCACAATCTGGAATTCTGGTCACTAATCAAGGACTTTCAGTTCTTGGTTATGTCATATTGCCGCCATTAAAACGGGGGCTAATTTATGGCTTCGAAATTGAGAATGCCCACGGGATTCGATTCTACTGCGTCGGGGATACGACAATCACGGGGTTTGCCCAAACAAGTACCTTAAATGGCTATTTCGAATCATACACTCCGGGCTCAATCATATACGTGACTGGAACGGCCACCGGATGGCTAGTGACAAGCGGCTCCGGCGTCTGGACGGCAGGCTAATGCAAGCACTATTCCAAGGCATTCAATATGAATTAAATGCGGCCAGCGATGTTTTGACCGAAGTCTCATTTGAGATAGATGCGGATTTTGCGATTGTATCTAAAAGTGAGTCTACTGTCGCCGCCGATTCTAATTGGTACACAGTCGATTTGAGCCGCATTCCTACGATCACAGGGATTCGAATTTCAACAACGGAAACGCTCAACTGCAAAATAAACAGCGGCAACCAATTCACGATAACGGGCGAGTTCATTCTTCTGGGATCGATAGATTCTATTGAGGTTCAAAACGACGGCGAAGACGACGCCGATTTCAATTCTTTTGTGTGGGGTCAATCATGACAGTTTATGGCAATGCTGGCGTATTATTTAATATCACCGAGGAAGCGGACACCACAACGGGAACGGTCATCCAGGTCCAAGAGGTTCCAACTGCAATCGGTACCCTAGATATTGACGAGGACGATATTGTTTTCTCTGTTGATGGCTCCGTGGGGACCACAGTATTCACATTCAACCTTAACGCAATTGATAATCAATCGGGGACAGGATATTCCACCCAAATCGTTCGAAACAATGATGGGGATCTCTCTTATCTTAAGGCCTTGGTAATCTACAATTCCCACGCATCAAACAACCTGATATTGGGTGCCGCAGCATCCCAGAATCTATTCACATGGCACACCACCTCGGATTATATGATTATTTCTCCGGGCCAAGCACAAACATTCATTTATTCCTCAGAAATATCGGTTGCATCTGCGGGGAGTTTTAAGCTCACAGGGTCCGCTTCTGACACCACATTCCAGATGTGGATACTGGGGACTGATTAATGCTCGTTAGAGAGTGTATTGAACGAATCCGGTTTGCCACGTCTACGCTTGATGACTTATCAGGCAAAGCAATCAATACGCTTTTCAATAACAACAACATAGTTCAGCAATTAATGTTTGGGCTCGATCGCTATGCCGCTGAGACCCAGGCCTTAGAGGGATTTTATTCCAAATGCCTTGATACCAATGAACACACTATAGACGCCCCCCCATTGGCGTTAAGGGCCAAAACATACCGGTTCATTATGGTATGGGTCCAAGGAATAAAATATATGCTCGATGTGGTCAATTTAAACCCCGCAGAGGCGGCATTCCAATATCAATGGAAGGGCGTTCCGCGCTGGATTGTCGCATGGCAAAACAAGCTCATTGTTTACCCAACCGACGTGTCATCATTTCAGACGACGACGCTGACAAAGGCGATAACATCCGAGTCCACCACCATTGAAGTGGATGATGCTTCGAATTTCCTTCAATTTAGCGGATTTATCCAAATCGGTGACGAAAAAATAGGGTATCTCAGTATGTCCGACAACGTTTTTTATGGGTGCGAACGTGGCGTTCAGGATACCACCGCCGTGTCTCATTCTATTGGATCGGAAGTGAAGGAAAATAACTTTTGGGTTTACTACTACAAGCGCCATTTCCGAATTCCGGTAATCAACAATGTTATCTCTCAAAAAACTCTCGATATGGAGATGGAAGTCTGCGATGAACACATGGAAATCATCACGTCGTACACCGCATCGGTCCTACTCGCAAAAATTGACCCCATCAGAACGGCGGTTTACGACAAAACTTTCGCTGAAGCGTTAGTTATGGCGAAGGCCCAGGTTCGACGCGGTCGAAAAATGATCAATCCTAACGGCGATATCCGAAACCCGATTTTCTTTGAGACGAACAACCCCGGAATCTATTTGACATGAACCTATCGACTGGATGGACCGGCGTCCAGGTTCAATTCAAGGGGATGCGAAATGACGTCGGTTCCAAGTTTATTGGTCCCGAGTATTTGCTGAATGCCGTCAATGTAAACTACGACTCCATTGTCGGGGCAGACAAAATCCTAATGCCAGAAATGGAAGCTGATTTTAATACAGCTCACGATGTCGATGGAATTTTTGAATTCGCCTATTTGAACGCTCAAAATGTCCCGCAAAGCGTATCAATCGCAGTCGTTAACGGGACTTTATATAAGGACTGGATAAACGCTACCCCAACGGCCATCTATACAGGGATGACGCCGGGTAAATGTGACTTCGGTGTACTCAATGACCAGTTATTTATCGTAAATGGGCTCGACTACCCTATTCGGTTTGACGGGACGCTTGTTGCTCAAATGGGAGCCCCTTATGCTGCCGATTCTGGGTCGTCCGGCAATTTAAATGGGGCCTATTATTATGCGATGACCTACGTGACTGCCGGTGGAGAAGAAGTGATTGGGACCGTATCGAATTCGATCACGGTGGTTAACTCTCAGATGGAACTCACTTTGCCGATAGGATATGCCGGGACTACAGGAAGAAAGATATATCGGACAATTGCCGGGGGGACGTCACTTTTTCTTCTCGCAATCGTTGGGGATAACACAACTTTGACCTATGTCGATAATGTTGCGGATGGGAGTCTTGGGGCAGCTATACCAGCAATAAACAATGAATGCCCAAGGGTAAAGTTCATCGAAGTCTCATTTGAGCGTTTAATCGGTCTTGGTGACCCACTCTACCCGACGCAAGCATGGGTGACGGATTCGGAAATTGAGGTTTTTGATAACGGGAATTTTGAGAATGTATCAAATATCGATAACGACGGGACCCCATTAACTGGCCTTAGTCTGGATTATGCAAAGGTCGTCATCGGTTCAAAAAAAGCCGTCTATGTAATGGACGTCTCGACCGCGACCCCAACCCTTTCCTCAACCAGGTCAAACGTGGGTGTTTTGAATGGCTATTCAATGGTCAAAGTTCCCGTACAAGGCGATTTCCCCGGCGGAGTGATGTTCCTGTCCACGTTAAACGATATCCGCCTTTTCAATGGCAACTTTGCCCAACCAGTGTCGACTTCGTTGGATAACCTTCAGGCGGATAACTTGAGCCAGCCGATCCGCCCAATCATGGACTATTACGTCACGCCGCAGACCAATGTCAGTGCGATATTTTACGACTACAAGTACCACATCATATTGGGCACCATCATTCTGATTTATGACATCCGTGTAAAAGGCTGGGCCATTTATCAGATTGCGACTGATTCATATTCGCCAAACTGGAATTGCTTTGCAGTGATCAACAACTTTTTGTATTCGGGGCAGGCTGCGGACGGGATAATTGATCAGTTCTATGTATCCATCCAGTACCGAGACGAAGAGGTCTCTTCGATCGTTCAGGGAGGCCAGTTGCTGGCTAGTAATGAGGTCCGGTATATGCAGGACTTCTTCGCATTCTTTGTAATGGGCGGCGACGACTCCGTGGATATATCTCTTGTAATCGATGGGGAGGAACAGCACAAGCTCACATACACGGTCCCTTTAAAGGGCGGATTCTTTGATAGCCAGTACTTCACATACCAGGATTATGAGGTAGGGCAGAACACCGAAGACTACCGCGTCGTGCATGTGAATTTATGGGGGCGATGGATTCAATACACGATCCGTCAGACCAAAGGACGAACATTTTTTAGAGGATTCAAAATATTATGGCAAACAGTGAAAAACAAGGAATAGACGACGAAATGTTCGCGCTATATATAGAGTGTCATGAACCCTATTATGATTTTACCGACGACATGAAATCCTTTATCAGGAATCGGTTGAAGGACTTATGCGCCACGTTTGAGAAAGAACTCCATTTTGATGGGGGCTCGTTAAAAGCCGTCTTGATTTACTGGCGCGATGCAAATGGCCTTTGCGTCATACTGGAGGCTTTTTCAAAGGCTTTATCACCGTCAGTGCTGATGAAAATGGCCATGCGAGCATATCGCGGATGTAAAGAAATTGTTTACCGCGCAGCATTAAAAAATACGATCATGGTCACTTTCGGAAAGTCCCTTTGTACGTCATCCGAAGTCGTCGATCCGTTTATCTTTTTTATGAGACGGAGGGCGATTTAAATGGAGGCAATCCCAGCGGCGTTGGAAGCGATCGGAAATACTGCGGCATCGGTGGGTACTGCCGCCGCCGAAACAGCCCCAGCAGTAGCTCAGGGGGCTTATGACACCATAGCCTCATCAGCTCCTGGGGTAATTGATGGCCTCAATACAGCGGGTAAAGTTGCTGGTTCTGCGAATGATATTTACAAGGCCAAAAAGACAATAGCAGGAACTGATTTGAAGGACCCTATAAGTATCGCAAAATCAATGGGGGCAGTATCCGATTCTGCGCCAAAAGTTAAAAGTGCCTATGATGAATATATGAAGGCCTTTGGTGGGCAACCATCTGGTGGGCAATCATCTGGTGGGCAACAATAATGGGCGGCTCTAACGAAGACAGTATTGCCAGAGAAAATAGAGTAAGCCAAGCGGATCTTTCCCGTGAGCAAATGGCTCAACAACAAAAGGCGTTGGACCAAACGCAGAAATTTCAACAAGAGCAAACGCTCCAAGGGCAACAATATCAAACCGATACAGCTAAGACCGCCTATGACAGAGCCATGGAGCAATTAAATGCTTCATTGGATCGGAATAAGCAGCTTTCTGGTGAAGGGGAAGCTGGATTTTTGAATTCTGTTTCCGCACCTCCTCCCGAGTTGACGCAGCTAAAGTCAGACATCGCAAACCAGTCAACCGAGGCTCAAAACGCTCAACGAGGACAAGTCAATTTAAACTTGGCTCAACAGGGCGTCAGGGGTGGCCAAGCCGCTACATTAGCGAATCGAAGCTCTGGAGAATTGAACAAACAACTCGGATATAACGTGAATCAACTAGCGTATGACGACGCAACCAAACGAGCATCTGAGAAGGCCGGATACTATGCCGGAAAGGCGCAAACTGGAAACACCGGTTATGCTCGGTAATTCCAGAAGCCCCTATGCCGTAAATTTCGGAAATGGTGGCTATGATCCGCTTGAGAATATCCCTGAATTAATAAAGAGCCTTGCAACTTCAGCACCTCCATCGTCACCCACTCCAACATCAAATCCACTTGATGCAATCGGGAATTTCATAAATACGCTTGGGCCAGCCACGCCATCAGCGCCGCCGTCTACCGGGGCACTTACTCAATCAATTGCAGAATCAAATACGCCAAGCATTCAAGACTCGAAAAAGGATGCTATGAATAAGGTTCTTGAGCTTGAGAAGCAGGGGCCAATAAAACAAGATTTAAACAAACCGACAAATGACGCGGTTCCCACAGATGGCGGCTTTGACTACAAGAAAAATGCCCAGGACCTTATGGCTAGGTTATCAACTCAGGCGACAGCCCAAAAGCCAACGGATCTCGGGGATGTTCTTGGTTCGTTCGGTCAGTTACTAGGCGGTGGATCTAAAACTGCGTCCGGTGGTAAGGACATAGGTGCCGGATTATTGGATGCCATAAAAAATATTGGCCAATATGCCGCCAGTGGGCAGGGTCGGCTAATACTCGGGGCAGCATTGCGACGTCCAGAAATACTGGGATCTGGGCTGGATCAATTGAGCAAAGAGGCTCAATATCAAGATGCCGCAGATAAAAAGAATAGGGATAACTCAAAAGTGCTTTTGACGGCTGGGCATGAGCTTGGGAAGGCATTGAATCAAACTGGGGAACAGACATTTGCGCCCAGGGCATATACGGACGGGCCAATAACGAGATTAGGCTCATACGATAAGCGTACTGGGGAGCTTATAAAAAAACCGACCGACGTCCAAATTCCACATGATGCCCAAATAAAAGAACTTATGCATGGGAACTCCAGTAATTATGAGTTTTTTAACGAAGCAACGCAAAGGTTCCAAAAAATAGAGGGAGATTCTAATGCCCCAGGTAGTTTCACTTTGTCAAAAAGCCCAGAGGGCGAAGACCAAGTCCTCAATACAAAATCAGGGAATCTATCTGGAGGTGGTAAACGCGGTGGGCAGAATTATACAGCTAAAGAAAACGCTGACCTCACCGCAATCGGACATGAAATTCAATCCACACCGGATTACATAAACGCAAATAAGGCATTGAATGCGGCACAAAATATACGAGGCCTATTAACAAATGCTGCATCAGAAGTAGCTGTAAAGACTGCATTAAAGGCAATGGAGGGGGATACGACTCGTTCTGCGGCACTGTTAATGGCATTCGGGGGGCGTCAAGACTTAGTTAGTAAGTGGGAACAAGAGATGGAAACTAGACTTTCCAGCAAATGGTCTAAGGCTAATCAGGCGGCAATAAATGATTTAACAAATGTGTATGTTAAAGGCGCATTAAAAAATCAGAAAAACTTGATAGCCGGTGCGAATTCAAGATTTTTGAACCTGCATCCAAACGCCGATGCCAATGCTGTCGGGAATTATCTAGATACCTATAATTCCAAGTTGCCTAAGACGGCAACGCCTACACCGCCCGAAGGATGGAACGATAAAAATGACCCGGCTGGCGCTCGGCATAAATTGGGTAAAAATAAATGACGCGAACCGTTTCGGATGTAGGGAAAATGGTTCGGGACAAGCATCCTGGGTTGTATGACGATATGGATGATGCCGAGCTTGGTCAAAGCATTGTCAGCCATAATCCTGGCCAATATAAAGACGTTGTCGATACAGAATCTGGTAACTCGCAGGTTTCCACAGACGCCGGGCCAGGATATAAGGTCGCGTCTATTGGAGCACCAACAGCGCCGAAGGAATCGACGGGCTTTATTTCTGGGCTAATGGATTTGATAGGTGGAAATAATGAAAGGACAGAAACTCCGGCTAAGGTATCTCCCGCTACGAGAATAAAGGCCATGCTGGAGGGACTTGGCGGGACTGGTCCAGCTATGGCCCCTATTGCGGCTAACGCATCCGCACAAAACCCAAGATTAGCCGCCTCTGCATTGGCTGAATCTGTCCCATATGCCGTAGCTCCAGAAGGTAACCTGTTAAAACAAATATTGTCGAATTTTGCGATATCTGGAGGCTCGGCTACTGCCAAAGGACTTATAAATGGCCAGCCACTAGGGCAGGCTGTTGGAGAAGGTACTAAGGAAGGGCTTATAGCTGGAACTACCGCCGGAGGTATTGGCCTGGCGGGGAAACTAGCTAGTTTCATACCTGGATTATTGAGGGACACAGCCGCCGTTGGCTCAGGCGTCGGTATCCCAAAAATGAAGACCGCCGTCGAGCGTGAATTTGCCGGAAAATCTGTATTCCCTCCAGGCTGGGAACATCCAACACAGATTTATGACGAGGCAGCTTCGACGGCTCAAAATATCTACAACGCAGAAAAATCAAAGTTGGATACCAAGCTTTCTGATTATTCCCGGTCTGTTTCGGAAACGAAGGCCGGAAATAAAAACTCGATAAGTGCAGCGAATGCGGCGAACCGACAAGCTATCATTGATACGCAGGGCCTAACTAAAAAAGAGGCTGAAAGAGTAGCCGCCGAAAATCGATCGATTTTCAACAATGCTGGTGCGATGGCATTATCTTCATTCAAAAAGTTGCAATCGGATGCCGGGGCTAATGTAGGTGCCGCAGAGCAGGGATTGATTAAGTCTGCAAAGAACAATCTTGTTTCTCCAGAAACTTCTAAATCTGCGGCTGACTTTGTAAAAAACAAGATTAATGACGTCACGATAGTCGACCCATCGGGGAAGGCAAGCCATTTATCAAATAAAGAATTGAATTTTCTGGACAACTTACATTCGGAACTTTCGGGGAAAAAAGCGTTTGTTGATTCGACCGGGAAAGTCATTTCTCAGGGTGAAGTGGACAAACTTCTTGGATTTGGACCTAATGGGGTTAACCTAGACTCGGCAGGTATAAAAGAAGTTAATTTGCCTATATCCGTAGCGAGAATGGACTCCCTTATTTCTAAAATCGATGATTTTGTACAATATGGGCCAAAGCATCAAATTAACGACATCACTGGGCGCGGAGAATTCCATTTAAAGGATGTCCGTAATTTCCTAAATGAAAAAGTCAGGGAAATATCACCAGAGTTGGCTCAGGCCAATGACTCTATGAGTGTCGTGAAAGACCTTCAAACTGCGATTGGTGGAAATGTAAGCGACAAGTCAATGGCGTCGATTATTTCAAAATATCATGCTGGGAAGCTAAATCCTCGGGAAGTAGCTGCATTAGAGCAATTCGATGATCTTTCGGGCATGCGGATTCTTGAAAATAGCAAGCCGAAAATGCCAAATGAATTCCTTCCACAAAAACACCTACCGACAGAGACAGACATTCCGCAGCTACATCAATCAGTAATCGACGAGAAGAATTTTATTGATAAGCTTTCAGGGCTAGCTAACCAAAAAGGTGGCCGTAGTATTCTTTCTCGATACGAATCGCAGACCCCCGAAGTTTTGGGAAATTTGGACGAATTGCAAGCCAGAGCCCCAGATCAAAAATTCATTGATCCCGTTATGGATCAAAACATAGCCGAAGCGTTTCAAAAGAAGCTTCCCGGCAAGGGAGGTGGCTCAGGGAGCGGAGAAGGCTTTGGAAACCTTGCTAGAGTAGCAATCCTTTCAAAGACGGGAGGCGCGGTTGCCCCAATTATGTCTCCCCGACTTATGGCCGCAGGGATTCAGCGATTGCCAGCGATTTCTTCCGGGTTAAACAAAGTGGGCCAGCCGGTCGGTGAGTTAATCAAAAGACTTGCCCCTCCATTAGCCACAAGAACCCAGTCCGCCGAACTTATCCCAAATCCATACGACGCATTTATGAGCAGGAGGAAAAAATAATGTCCACGCCAAGCCTGTCAGACTTATCACGATACACGGGGACATTGCTCAATGGCGTCGATTGGAACTCGAATATCGACCAGATAATCAGTTTCTTTACTACCGATTACGATGTCACTTTTGGGGATATTGTGGCTGATACGTTGGTAGCAGATATATCAAACTGTACGGGGTTTCCTGGATCAAATGTAGCTATTATCGCCGGTGAGAATTTAACCGCAGGGAATTGTGTCCGGGTATCTGGTAATAAGGCATACAAAACCACAAGCGCAACCGCCGCTGGGATTAAAAATTTCCTAGGAATAGTGGTATCAACTGTTTTAATTAATGAAACGGCCAATGTCACGAGGACTCAATATGACTCATTTTCTGGATTGGACGATGGGGAAACATATTACCTAGATACCAACGGAGCCATTACTCTTTCAAAGCCCGCGACCTACGCAAAGCCAATCGGATATGCGATTTCGTCGACATCTTTAATTTTATCGGATTTGAACGAGGCAAATAATACTTTTGCCGATGTTAATATCGCACAGACATTGACTTTGAGCACGCAGCCATCATGCAGTGTTTATAATTCGGCATCTCAGACATTTGCCGACTCAACAGGAACTTTAATCACATTTAATAGTGAATATTGGGATTCTGGGTCACTCCATTCGACTTCCGTAAATACGGGAAGAATTACGATATCAAAAACTGGGTGGTATCTAATCAATATGTATGCGACGTGGCAGTGGGCGGCAGGAGGGTATCGACGTCTATATATGCAGCTTAATGGGTCTGGGATATGGGGAGGTGAATCCACTTGTTTGCCGGTTGTAAGTGGCCAATATACGACGCAGTCTATCAATGTAATTAGACGACTTACCGCTGGAGACTATTTTACGGTTTTCGGATATCAGAATTCCGGAGGTACATTGGATTTGGCTATGGGGTTAACAAATACATCTTCACTTTCCGTGTATATGCTTCCAGGGACAAACGAATAATGGCGCCTATTCCGGCCTCTATGGAGGGGCGTGTAGCAGTGTTGGAGGTACGTGTTTCGGGCCATGATTCAGACTTAAAGGGGGCTATAGATGCTCATCAAGTTTTTATGGGTAAGCTAGATGATCTTTCCGCGACTCTCCATGCGTGGCAGTTACAATCACGGAGCTGGCTAATTGGGATTCTGGTCGGTGTAATCGGGATCATAATAAGCTTATGGCTTAAAAAATGATTATTCTTGAGGTCGTCATAAAGAAAATTTCCGATGGCCCAAAGGCCAAGTTGGCGGAAGGCGTCGTTAATCTGTTGGTCGGCGATTTATTATTCGCCTCATGGCCATTTAAATCCGGTGGGTGGGGGCTGGGGCCGTTACCATTAGGCAAATGGAAATCGACCACCATTAGCCGCCTTCCTGATACGTCCGAGAATGTCGCATACAAGCGAGACTCATTCCCGTGGTTCATGGCATTGATTCCGAAATTTCAGACGACAAGATCAGGGATTGGAATTCATGGGGATGGGAATGTTCCAGGGACATTGGGATGCGTTGGGCTTCAGACGCCGGACGCTGAATTTTATTACACAATGAACCTTCTTTTAAATCGTTTTAAATTAATTGACGTTGTTGTTAGACTGGCCTAAAAAAAAGGGAGTCTCTATTGCAATTTTTACAGAACGTCGTCGGATTTATACTAGGCCATCCATTTGCCCTTAAAGTCGCGAGTGTCAGCTTAACCACATTTCTTATCGCGGACAAACTAAGATCGTCTATTATGTCCATTGAAGGGCCAATCCTGTTCTATCTGAGGTCTAGGCTAACGACACCTGACGAAAAAGAGGCCGCCCGGCGCGTGATTCGGTGGATTGAGGCAAAATTTCCAGATAAGTTAGGCTCTGAAAAACGGTTATTGGCGATAAAATATATTCAGAAGTGCTGCCCTATTGTTCCAACCTCATGGGCTGGACGTTTAGTAGATGATTCGGTATCGGCGATGAACCAGATTCTTAAAGATGTCGAAACTCAGCTGTGATTGGCATTCGGAGCTTCAACCAGACTTTCAGGATGCTGTGAGTTCGGGATTGTCTCAACCTGTTCTTGAATGGGAACAGCTTCAGGAAGCCATATTGAATCTGATTCCATAATTCGTTTATTTGCTAGGTCTATATAGATGGCGGCTTCGTCTATTGCTTCCTTGGCACCGACCCAGTTGACACAGTGAATAACCGCCATTCGGAATTCGTTTGAGTCCATATTAAAACACAATCATGTTTCTAGAAGTCCCAGCTTGATCCCCGCCACGATTTGCTTGTGTCCCAACTCGGCATCGTCAATGTTCAGATACAAACGTAGGTACCCGTCATTGTTTCCACCAAATATCATAGATTCAAACAGTAGGGGTTGAGACGGGTTGAGAAGCGAGAAATTTAGACCTAAAAACACGGTTGAAATCTCGCAATCATCAAGGCGAGTAAAGGCTATCTGGCGGTCGGCGGTTTCCATCCATTTCGCCCATGTAATGAGGTCTTCTGCGGGGACGACGTTGCGCCCATTTAAAATGTATTTGTCAGTCATTGGAATTTAATTTATTGGCGAAGTCGATTAGCTTGCTATTGCTTATAAGAGTCTGGTAGTAGAACGACTGTAAAAAAAGATGCTTCGACGGCAATCTAGCCAGCTCTCGGGATCTAAGCCAAAGCCAAATAGCCCGTCCTGTACGGCCATTGCAATCGGTTAATGGGTGTAAATATTCATACACCAAATGCGAATCATAAGACGTCATGTTTTTGTTGTTCAATTGTTTTAAAAATGTTTTTAACCTCTTCACGAGCTTGGGACCGCCCGGCGGCGGCTCGGAGTCTCCCACGTAGACATTCATCCCAGTTTTATCCCTAAGCTCAATTGGACAAAGTCCTGGCCCAGATCCCTCCTGCAATATTTTAGCTAGTTTCAATATCTGGACGATAGTCAACTTCTTCGTCTTGAGAAATTTCTCGGTAGCCGTAATGTGTTCAGGGTGAACTATGGAGATACCTTCGATCATGTTGGATTCTTGGACAAATTTGGCTAGATACTCTCTTCTGTTAATCACATCAATCTCGTCAAAAAATCCAAAATCATCGGTTAGTCGCATTTATAAAACCTCGTTAAAAATGACTCGAACCCGGATATAGCTGGACCGTTGCGCGGGTGCATTGTTTGTCGTCCGTGTACGCGACTCCGTTGAGGGCATCGAGTACGCCCTTAAGGACATTGTCGATATCGGCGCGGCACTTCCCCCGGATATCAACTTGTATTTCGAATGGGCCTTGATGAACGCCATGCGAACCAATTCGGCATATTCTTGATAGCGCTTGAACTGGACGCTTGTGTACTTTTGCTTTTGCGTCGTCCTTACGTAGGGAACCGGAATTCCTTGGACTACGAACTCGATTAATTTCGTCAAAATAATCCTCCCGGCGCATCTTGTTTGCGGTCATCCATTTTCCCATTTATAAACAAACTTCCAGAAAATGGACCCCAAAATATAAAAAATGACGAATCTGATATAGCCACCAATAGACGCGTGGTGTACGGCAGCACTGAAATACCCAAGAGTTACACCGAACAATACAAGACCATGGTATTTAAATTCGGTCATCCCATAAGCTCCTGAGCGTGTAAATTTACGGGTAAATCGTTTGCGTTGTACTGAGTAAACTTTTGATCAAGTTTATATTCATTCATTGCCGCCTTAATAGGCTCTAGAATCGATTTTAGGCTTATGAGTTCATACCCCATGAACTCTAGGCTGATAAGGTGATTTATCCGCGTACCGCGTTCCCCTGGACGATGCCCTAGATCATGGAGGTGCCCGTGAATATTTATGTCAAAAATTCCATCCCACGCTCTAGGCTTATGGGAAAATAAGACCTTAACCCCGAAGTACATTGACTCCATTGAATTACATACGAAATCCCAGCCATTAGATTCATACCAAAAGGCACTTTTTTTATCGTGGTTGCCTCTGATTAGAATCTTTTTGGCCTTGATCGGGACGATGAATTCCGAGTGCATGGCGGCATCTTGGCCAATACAAATGTCCCCAAGATGAATCAACGTATCGTCTTCGGTTAGCCTAGAGAATCCCGATTTTAATTTTTCTTGGAAATCCAAAGGCCTATCGCAATAGTCAAATATTTTTGCGTGGTTAAAGTGGGTGTCCGTAGTGATGTAGATTGTCATTTCTTACCCTCTACTTCTCGAATTACGCAGTTGTCTGGGACCGTCGAGATGACGCCATTGATTTTCACCTTAAGGCCAGCATTTACCTCGGACATAAATTCGCCTTTTCCTGACACTTTCCAACTAAGAACGGTGACTTTTTCCCCATGAAAGAAGTCAGTCCGTTTAATTTTTTTCATTCATTTTCTGGCCTTTCTGAATTTTCTTTTATGTACATTAACAAATGGGAAATGATCTCCTCTTTTATATTTTTTCGTTGCTTCGCTAATAGCGATTTGTACTCAAAAAATATATCTGACGGAACCCTAACGTTAAGCGGGTGGACATCAACTTTAGTTAATTCATGGCTCGATTTACTTTTCATCATCGGTCTCCTTTTCAAAAATCTCAATAACTTCCATGGCTATCGCCCCCATCTCATTTTTTGCATCCAGGTCATCCCTATGAAATACGGTTTTACCTTGCTCGTACGACAGGACATAGGAAATCCGATCGGCGGTTCGGGCCTCTAGAATGGGCAAGTTGTAATTTTTCTCGATAATCATGGCATCAGCTCGTTTTGATATCTCGGTGGTCTTGTCCTCCATGCTCACTACGAACGCAGCCATCGGCTGAGTGGTATCTAATTCGATCCGTAGTGAGTGAATTGTATTGACTAGGCGTCTAGCGGCCTTGATGTCTGCGGGGGACGGCTGGACCGGAATTAAGACCAAGTCCGAAACCGACAATATCAATCCATTTAATTCCGATGTCCGCCCAGGTCCGTCGATAATGATGTAGTCGTAGTTTGATAATTCTCTACGAACATCATGAGCAATCGTTAGCTTTGTCATGCTGACGATCGGAAGAAGGTCACCGCCGCTCTCCACATGCCAATCCATCACGGTCCCCTGCGGGTCGGAATCAATCAACAATACCTTCAACCCATACTTTGTCATCGAGTATGACAGGTTAATTGCTATCGTGGACTTACCCACGCCTCCCTTTGGATTCAGAAGTGATATTACCCTGCATTTTTTCTCTTTATTGGCCGTTACGTTCAAGATAAAGCCCCTTTCATTTGTGAAAATTCTTCGCCAAATAGATCTTTTATAACCGTTATGAAAAACGGCTCGTATGGTGCCCAAAAGCCATATTCAAATTCCCCGTCATAATCTGGAAGTAGTTTACCTACGGCCTCATAAACGGTTCTTTTTTCTGCGGCATACATCCGCTTGTACATACTAAAAGCCGCGTCTTTGTCTGATTTTTTCGCGGCCTTTGCCATTGCTGACTCGTGTTCATTTACCAGAAATTGAATTTCAAAAAACTTGTCTGGATTCGGCAAAATGTTTTTGTGAGGATTGCCCTTTGATATTTGATTTTTTAGGTCGTTTATAAGTGCGGGTTTTGACCTAACGGGGTTTGTAGTCGCGGCTCTCCGATCATTCTCGATTTCCACATACCGGCAAACGGTTTCCTCCCAGTCCGCCGGTAACGGCTTCTTATTGCCCTTGTTTTCTTCAAAATTAAATTTTGAAAAACCACCACCAACGACAACGTCAGTTTGGAGGAGGTTTGGTGGTGGTTCTAATAATTTCTCTTTTGTATTTAATACATCTTGTCTTATCTCCTCTTCTCTTCTCTTCTCTTCTCTAGAGCGTGACGTCCCTATTTCTTTTTTGGTGACGTCACCATGTAATAAATCGGTGACGTCACCTTGTTCGTTGTTGGTGACGTCACCATGTATTTCGTTAGCGACGTCCATAGGGACAAACTTTGAATCTGAGCTCAAATCGATCACTTTTTTTTCCAAATTATTTTCATTTTTTTTCGATTCTTTTTCCAAATTTTCTTCATTTTTTATCCGATTTTTTTTCCTTTCATCTGCTTTTTTTATCCGATTATTTTCCCTTTTTATTTGAATATTTTCGAAATCTTCTAGAACTTTTTTTGCAATAAATTCCAAATTAATTCCATTTTTTTCTAGAATTTTTTCCATTTTTTCTTTAATTTTTCCAGGAAAAATCTTGGAAATTTCCGAATCAAAAGGCAATCGTTCCTTTAGCGCCGTGAGCGCCTGGTATCGTATTAG